AGTCTTGAGCGTCTTAGGCACTGTGATGACCCTGACGGGTCGCTCAGCGCCAGGTTCGAGGAAGCGCACATCGTGGAGGTAGTCGTGATGGCGGAAGCTGGTAACAAGATGCTCCCCAGAAGGGAACACTTGTTCCAGACGTTCGGTCCATTCACGCTGTCGCCACTTCCGGTTTCCCCGGAGGCGGTCGGCAGTATTTCCCGGTCCGTGCTTGGGGATGAACCAGCCGAGATGGCTGGTGTGGCCTTCCGATGCTGATGCGTTATCGCTAACGCGGCATAGAAGGTCAGCCCAAAGCAAAGTACCGATGCGATTATAACGACTGGTCCGATCTGGATCAAGTCGCGCATCGGCAGTGCGTACTTCCTGCTCACACTCAATGTATCTCCTCATAGCGTCGGATTGTCGTGCATCCGTGCACGGCAATTCAATCTTCGCGAACATCAGAGTTATCTGACGTAACGCGTGGATATGCGCCAGAGAAGGTTCACTGAGCAGCATGCCCGTACCAGAGTCGAACACACGACACAGGAAACCTGAGAGAAATCTCGGGAGACCTCCTTTTCGTTGGAAACCAACGAAAAGAGTGGAGTCGATCTTTCCTCGGTCCAGACCTTTTTCGAGGTCCTTCCCGAAGTCAGATAGGGTTATCGTTAGAAACGATAACCCCTCGTGTTCTACTCGATCCGTGATCGTTTTGAGATCACGAATGGTGCTTGTGTGACAGAGCGTACCCAAGTCATCGAGTACGCATTGCAAGAGCGGCATGGGGCTTTTCACAGCACCCTCCTAACAGGGGGTAGTCTGATCCTTGTCCCATGTTCGTTGACCCCTTACAGAAGCCGTGTCGAAGGGATCCTCTACTGCCACAAAGTGGCAGAAGAGGATTCCCTTCTCGACGGCTTTCGCTCCCTTGATGAAAACCTTCAAGGAGCGGTCAGTTCTCACCACCAAGAAGCTTGGTGATGTTGGCACCAGAAGTCGCCTGAAGGTTGGCGAGGAAGCCGTCGATGACGGCCTTCTGCTCGGCGACCGTGTACCCAGTTGTCGGAACATCCGCCACGACATAAAACGTCATGGAGTACGGAAGGTTCGACGCAGGGAACAACGGGTCGGGAGCAGTCTTCTTGTGCACCAGACGAGCAGTCCGTCGGATACGCTTGCCATTGGCATGCGCAACCGACAGAGTGATGCTCGAGTCCGCGGATGAAAACTCCCCGGATCGCACGCCCGAGCTGGTTCGCGGAAGCGAAACAGCAGAGGCAGGTGCGATGGTAACAGACTGTGGGTCAGTGAACATGAAACGTCTCTCTTGCAGGTGGGCCGTGCGCCGGATGGCGCACGGGTCTGAGGCTCTAGTAGCTCCCTAGCTACCATAGCTTCTCCGGGGCCTTGGTCAAACCAAGGGCACCCAGGATTCCCCATTGTCTCACGTTGAAACTCGTGGGATTAATGGCGAACCCATAAGGGGTGGCTCGGACGCGTTCCTTTCGAATTGTAGTGAAAGTGATCGCATACGGGCCAGAGACACCAGTCGTACTGACTGGGCCACTGAGGGCAAGGGTATGGTCTGATATCGTTTCCGACATCAGGTACCCGTACCTCAACACCAAACCGTCTTCACTGAGACGAACAGCATTGGAGATGTTATCCCCAATGTTGATCTTCCAGTCAGACAGCCAACTCCACGGAGCTAGGTTCCAGAGTGTCTCGGGTGTAACCCGAGTGCCGAGCAGATGATTAATCTTCTGCTCGTATCCCTTCAGCTTGTTGAGAGTTGAATTATCTCTCTGCAAGTAGTAGGTGAACGCACCTGAGAAAGATACGGTATTTTGCGTCCGTATCGACTCAGTCAGGATCCCAGCCGTCGCCCTACCAACCATCATACTGGCGAGTGCACTAGGAGCGACGTTTTCCACCCAGATCGGGTGGGACGCGCTCAGAGTGTTGAACTCTTCAGTGACAGTGGTAGGAAACGTCATCCTCCGGCGTATTGTAGCGCCGGAGTCTCGCTGCAACTGGTCAAGAAGCCGTGAGGCATTCTTGATTGCGTAGAAGGTCTTCTGGATGTCGCTGATAAGCGGCAGCCAACCAAACTGGACTTCCAAATGCGCCGATCCCGCTTCGCGGGCCGATGCAGTTAGTTGCTTCCAGTGGTCCAAGTTGACTGAGGGTGGAAAACCCTCAGATTTCAACTCGGCAAGACCAACAGCGAGAGCCTCAATCGGGTTCGTCGGTGCCGTGTTTTTGATAGCAGTTGGACCGTAAACCGACTGGTTTACGTTCGGCGCGCTACCAAACAGGCTCCCAGAGTACAGTGCGGGGACAAGGTGTCCCACGTCTGGACTGATTGGGCCGTCGTACCGCCACTTACGCCCGCCATCGATACCTTCAAGGTGTTCGTTGGCGTGCGAGAGCGTAACACGCTGATCCAGCGTGTTAAACTCGTGGCCCGTGTCACTTCCTAGAGGAGGGTTGTCGCGCAGATCCTGTTTCAGGGCATGAAACTTGTCCTGATAAGAACCTGAAGCGTCAACCACATCCTCAAGGGAATCGGAAGATGACACGCCGTAAGGCCGACCAGTTCGATAACTGGTCGTGACTTGACGTGGGTCGTAGAACCTCAGACAGTCGGCTACACTAGTGTAGCCGAATCCATCCCAAGTCTTCGAAGAAATCTTCTTCTTAGAACTTGGAGATGGTCGGTCTGAGGTTATAAAACCCATCGTGGACTTCCTCATGAGAGGGAGACCCTAACTCTGGATAGAGCTAGGGGGTAGGACACGGATTTGTCATCCGTGCCCAGTGCACAAGCACCGGGGGGCCCTTCGG